TTGTCTCTTTCGTTGTTTGTAAATGATTCATCTGCTGCAACTTTACTTGAGTCATGCCCTTATGGTTATCGCAATGTTTTATCTACAGGCGTTAACACGGGTACTGATAACTCAACCTCTGGGCCGACTTACTTAAGGCATAGAAATAAATACAACTCTTACGTTGTAAGCGATCCCACCTTTACTGTAAGTCAGACTGATGAATTCGGTAATGCCTACTATTACGCTACTTTTAAATATGTAATTGTAAATGACTGTGCTATCACCCCAGCTGACGATATTCAGGAAGACGGTTGTTATCCTTCCGAAATTACGGCTAACTCCCAAGGTCTGAACACTTGTCACGGCAACGACACTGACGTTTGTTACAGTTCATCTGGGGCCTCTATTCAGGTTATGGATGGCAAAAGTTGTTCTGATTATTGCCCCGGTGATAATCCTCAAACTTTAAAGTCAGAGCAATATTCTCGTTGTTCTTTGCTTGATGAATCTGATCGTGACCCGCTTTCGGATTCTGATCCCACTTTGTCTGATCCTGATCCCGATTTAACGCCTAATTGTCCTCCCGGTACTACTGCCTTTGGGGATTTGTGTGTCGCTGAACCTAATGATGATGGTGGTTGTAATTCAGGCATGTCTTATGATTCGTCTGCCGATCTTTGTTATGTAGACCCCGATAGTTATGATCCAACCGATCCAACCGATCCAACTGATCCGACTGATCCAGCCGATCCAACTGATCCAACTAATCCAACTGATCCCACTGATCCCACTGATCCCACTAATCCCACTGATCCCACTAATCCCACTGATCCCACTGATACAAGTGGTGGTGACACTGGCGGCGGTGATACTGGTGGCGGTGGTACTGGTGGCACTGACGACGGCACTGGAACGGGTACTGATCCCGGTACGGGTGATGGTTCCGGTGATACTGATAACGGTGGCAATGGTGGCGGCGATGATGGTGCTGGTACTGGCGGCGGCGGTGGTGGTGGTCAATGTCTCGGCGATGACTGTGCTGGTACTTGTATAGATGGCCCATGTCCACCTTTTACTATTGACGGGTTCGGTTCATTAGATGATCGCATCCTTGCAAAGCAGGGCGAATACTTAGAATTATTAGATGATTATTCAAGTCAGTTGTCTTCCCTTTTTTCGCTTTCGTCATCTACACAAAATCCATTTTATGATGATGTGCAACAGATACGTGGTGCTTCTGTCAATTTTGGAACTTCTAAAATTCAAGATGGCCTCCAGTTCCTTCCTCAACTTATCTTGTTTCTTGCTTCCGTCGCTGCTGCCTTTATTATGTTTAGAGGATTATCATCTTGAAAAAAATAGTCTTCGTTTTGTTCCTTCTTCTTCCTGTCTCTGCCTTTGCTGCCGAAACGTCTACAACATGGCTTCAAATGTTTGACAGTTTTTTCAGCACTGACGCTTATGGTTGGGTTGATACTTTCTTTGAACGTGCTGCGGCTTGGGTTATTTACTCTTGGATCGATTTTAAAATATGGGCTTTACAATTTTCTTTTAACGTTTCCTCAATGGTTATTGATTCACTTGGTATTACTCAAGAAATCGAAAACCGTTTAAGTGGTCTTAATTCAGAAATGTACGCGTTCGTTTCTTGGCTTCGCATTATCGAAGCTCTGAACATAGTCTTTAGTGCTTACGCTGCCACTATGATAATGAGGCTGTTTTAATGACCTGCGTAATACATCACGGCCCCCCTGGTTCTTTTAAGTCTTTTGCTATCGTTCAAAACGTAGTTATTCCAGCACTAAAAGCAGGCCGTACTGTAGTTAGTAATATTCGTGGTTTGGACAATATAGACAAAATCTCAGAAATCATGGGAATAGTTATTCCTGACGCAACTCAATTAATTAATGTTCCCCAGCGCAACGCTGACGACTTCAAAAAAATGGCTGTTTTTCATCACTGGGCGCCACCGGGTGCCCTTATCGTTATAGATGAGGCTCAAGCTGTTTACCCGACCTCTTTACGATCTTTATCAGTTTTTAATGTCCCGGAAGGTCACGAACGTTCATTCGGCAATGATGGTGAAACTCTACCCACTCAAGTTGAACGCGCTTTTGATATGCACAGGCATTACAACTGGGATATTTATGTAAGTACTCCGAATATTGCAAAGATCCATAAAGAGATACGGCTTGTCGTAGAATATGCCTACCGTCACAGGGATATGACCGGCTTACTACCTTGGAAAAAAAACGAATGGCGGGAATTTAAACATGATGCAGAACAATCAGGAAAATCAGTCTCTCACTATATCGGTGCGCCAGTCGTCAGAAAAGCAGACATTAGAGTCTTCGAGTGTTACAAGTCCACGGCAACCGGAAAAGCTAAAGGTTCTAACGAAAATAAAAATATATTTAACGATCCAAAGTTACGAATATATCTGTCTATTATGGTCTTGGCTCTCTGTGGCTTTATATACACTATGTACGGCGCTGTTCAGCGTTACTCGGACCGTATCAATCCGGTTGATAAAACCGGCCCTGAGGTTTCTTCTCAGATTGTTAGTGTCCCTAGTTCTTCTAATACTGTTCGCGTCTCTGATCCGGTTCCTGCTCCGTCTGATGATAGCTTAATCGTACCTCTGCCCACGCTGCTACAGGGGCGAACTCTTTATTACACTGGGTCATTTTTTGGTGAGCATTATTTTACTGCTATCGGTCGCGAAAATGATCTTCAGTTTTCCGGTCATGATTTTGAAGTGTCCGGCTATCAATTAAATATATTGTCTTCTTGCGTTATTTCTCTGGTTTCCGGTTCTTCCGCTTTTTATGCGACTTGCCCACCCACTGATGATCAGAATGAAAATATGCGCAGGCTTGCTGAATCGTCTTCTGACGCTTCTTTCCTTTAATTTGATGTACACCCCAGCTTTTTATTTTATTGCTAGTAGTGGTCGTGAGAATCACGACAAGAGGTAGCGAAGCGTAGGACGTGAGTCCTAATCATCGTGGTGAACAGTGAGGTACGAACTTTCTCCACATGACGCGCTTGCGCGAATGTTTTAACGCTGTGCGTTTTTACGACGGAGCGAACAGCGCAGGAGGAAAACGCACAGCGTTTTACGTCTCTGTAACACGTAAGTAAAAAGAGGGGTTAAATCCCCCACAACGTAAGGAAAACGTTATATGGCTAGATATGAATCAAAGAGCATGAAACGAAAGGGTTCTGTTTTTTATACTGAACGCCTTACTGCTGAATATGATCTGACCGGACTCCGATTTTTGGCTCGCGGTATCGATACAATCAGGCAGTTGTATAATTGTTCTATACGTCCAGATATTTTCGATCAGGTTTCTAACCATTGGGACTGTGCATCTACTGATGTTTTAACCATCGGTGGTATTGATTGGAAACTATCTAGTTCTGGTAAGTCTGCCGGTTATAAATACATTTTGAAAAATTTAGATGCCGGTGTTGTCGTATTGTTTAAATCGATGTACTGCGAAGCAGATAAGCATGGCGGTCATTTAAAAATCGAAGCGACTCCTCAACTTATCGACCAGCTTGGCCTTGAACAATTAACTGATTATCTAAGAAGTATAGGTTCTTTGTTTGCTGAAACGCTTGAGGCCTCCGGCTGTGCTGTCCATTTATTTTGTGACATGAAAGGTCTTGAATTACCTGACGATTTTGAACAAAAGCTCGTAACTCATTCAAAGCGTAATCTTAAGGTGAACGGTATCAGTGAGGGGCATTTTTCAGCCTCTGAGGCGTCTTTTGTTTATGGTAAAGGGCAGACATATATGTTCGGCTCTTCAGGCTCTTTACAGCTCTGTATATATGATAAAACACTCGAAGCTACTAAATCTGACAAACTTTCCTTCATTCAACCAATCTGGCGCGAATGTCCTTCTCTTGAAGATCCTTTTGTACCTGAGTACAAAGATGGCTCTGATGGTGATGAGGCAGATACTGTGCATCGTGTTGAATTTCGTCTTCATCATTCAGTTATCAAGTCATTTGAACATGGACGTTTTAATGAAACCCAACAATTAGACGATCTTGGCAATGTTGTTGAAGTAGGCGATGTTGTTTCTATCCGTGAGCCTCGCGACCTCAAAAAGCATTTACAGGGTATTTGGCTTTATTGTCTTAATAACTTTCGTCTTCAGCATTCAACGACTTACATACACCCCATCTGGCAGGCGTTGCAGGAAGACGTGCGTTGGTTTGGTCTTTTGGAGGATTGGGGTTACAAGCGTTCTACAAAAAAGTCACCAGGCGTAGTAAGTCGTCGTAATGTTGCCATGTGGGTTGGCAATTGGCTGCGCTTGGCTGCTCGGCGTGGCTTCACTCCTGAATTTGTCACGGGCCAGATTATGGCCTCAGGTATGGAATCAGAAATTGCTGACTATTTCGGTATGCACTGGTTTGGTAATTCTTCTGAGGTTACTCAGTGCCTTTTGGATTTTGTATCAAATCGAATGCGAGACCATCGCCTTAGTGGTGTAGGGGGGTTAAATGTCGCTTGATAATGATTTTCTTTTTGTGATTTTATTTTGTGCTCTTTTTTCTGCTTTTTTGATCATTTCTTTTTTCCGGTATGACAAAAAATCATGAAAACGTTAAATGACGCTATTGAACTCTGGTTCAAAGTACACGGACACACGCTAAAAGATGCTAAGTATCGTTACACTAGAACTCTTGCAATTTCTCATAGAATGGGCAATCCATTACTGGCCGGTTTTACTGCTTCTATGTTCGCTGAATACCGTATGGCTCGTGTCGATGAGGTGAGCAATTCAACGCTTAACCATGAACTGCGTTATCTTCGTGCCGTTTTCTCTGAGTTGGTGCGTCTCCAGTACTTAACAGAAAACCCACTTGCGCAAGTTCGTCAATTCTCAGTAGTTGAAACTGAGCTTTCTTATCTTGATCGTTATCAGATTGAAACCCTGTTCAATTCCCTTCGTCAGTCTCGTAATGGTTCAGTGTATTGGGTTGCTCGTATCTGCTTAACAACCGGGTGTCGATGGAATGAAGCTGAAGGGCTCAAGGTTCATCAGTTGGTAATGCAACCGAAGCCGGGCATTAGATACCTGAACACTAAAAACGGTAAAAACAGGTTTGTTCCTGTTGATCCTGCGTTTATGAATGAACTTAGGTTAGCTAGCAAGCCATCAGGTGATAAGAGTTTGTTTAAGTCCTGTAGATCGGCGTTTAGGTCTTCCGTAAAGAGGGCAGGGCTAGACTTGGCAGAACAACAAATGACACACGTACTACGCCACACCTTCGCAACTCATTTTCTGATGAATGGTGGTGACTTGTTCGTACTTCAGAGAATCCTTGGTCATTCCGACATTAAAACGACAATGCGCTACTCCCATTTTGCTCCTGATTATCTTGATCAGGCGGTTAAATTTTCGCCGACACTTATAGGTTTTTAAAATGGATAATTTTGTTATTTTTATAGTTTGTTCTAGCGCTTTAAGGGCTCTTTTGCTTTTTGTTCTTATTGTTTCTCCGCCTCTGCCTCCTTCGGTTCCACCTCGTTGGGTTCAAGTCTTAGATCTTTTGATCCTTGTCTCTGTTGTCCAGTGGGGGTTCTTTGTTCTAACTCCTTGATTTTAAGGCAAAAAAAAAGACTTCGATATCGAGCCTTAACTCTTTCTGAAGTCTTTTCTTTCTTCCTTACTGCATATATATACAGTAAGCGAAGTAACCACTTACATGTAAGTGATTGATTTATAAGTGGTAGCTATGGGCAGACTTGAACTGCCGACCCCAGCATTATGAAAACTGTACTTTGATTAAAAACTGCCATTCCTTAGTCTCTAAACCACGAATTATATGTTTTCTGTGCTGTTAGCCTGCCTCTGGCGTCGTCTTTAATCTTTCCATTGTTTCCTTTGTCATTGGGCTAATTTGTCCTGATTCCGCTATCTCGAATCCAGTACAAAGCCACACAGAGTAATCAGGAAATAACTCCTTAATCAATTCAAGTTCCGACGTTCTCATGTCTCTGCTACTTCTTACTGTATACCAGCGTCTTTCTTTAACTCCTGTCCTATTTTCCAGCCATTTAGCGTCAATTCTCTCTAAATCCCATATAACTAAAAACCTATCAATGATCTTATTCATATGAAAAAACGTTATTACATATTATCTGCAACTCATTGCAAATAATATGTAATGCTCCTATAGTTCATTTGTCCCCGCTGCCACGGGGCCAAAAGGTTAAACATTCAACTAACCATCCTATCACGCGTTCTCTGAATCAGATAACAGAGTAGTGAAGGGTAACGGGGTCAAAATGCAATCAATCGCTAGCGTTACGCGTGTCACTCCACCGATTCGCCCACTACCAGACCAAATGGCACTCTTGCCAGTCGGTTCTGAAGTCGCTCTTACTGAGTATAAAGCAGCGTTTAAAAATGACTCTGTACACCTTCCCGAGTTGTCCCTTCGTTATCTGATTTTTCTTGTTCTCTCCGGTGCTGAATTTGATCAGATTCACTCGTTTGTTTGCTCTATGCGCTTGGAATTGAACGGCCTGTGTCTGGAACGGTTAAAAACTGAAATTGCTTCACAGAACAGCGGCTGTGCGGCTGAAATTATTACCGCTAATAAAACAGGTTATAAAATATGAATACTTTCCCAATGAATCTATCAGTTATCGGCTGTGCTTCTTACAATATGGATAACGGCCCACTGCGCCAGTTATTTGCAATCGTTGAATCTGAAAACCCAGATGTAAAAGGCCATCAGCCAGTGAAATTAAGCTGCGAACAAAGTGTTTGGAACGATTTACCGGCTGATCCTGCGGCTTATCCTTTGAACGTCACAGTAATGGTTAAGAACAAAACGGCGGCTGGCAAAATTACTCAGCACGTTGTGGCCATTCAGCAAGCTGCTCCTAAAAAAGCCAGCTAATGCAATTAGTTTATGTGTGTGACTCGTCTCAAGATATTAGCACTGGCTCTTATGCCCAGTGTGATAACTGGATAAAAGTCGATTACACACAATTTAGTCAGTCGGCTGACGTGACAAAGCTTCAGGATTTGCTAGTCACGTTTTCCCCTGAAACGTTCGCGGCAATTGTCGCGGCTACCTTGGTGACGTTTATCACTGGCCATGTCGCTGGCGCTATCGTCAAATTAATGAATAGAACTTGAAAAAGGCTATACCCATGAAAAATAAACTTGCTCGTCTTCGTGAACTTTCTCGCAATAACTTGGCTCGTGTTGGCTTCACTGTTGTAGGTGCTACAGCTGGTTCGTCTGCATTCGCTGATGCCGCAACTCAAACCGCAATTACTGACGCATACACTTCAGGCTCGTCTGATTTGTCTGTTGCCATTACTGGTCTGATTGGTCTTGTCGCCCTTATGGTTGGCGTGGGCATGATTATCAGCATGTTGCGTAAGGGCTAAACGTGCTTATCACGGTCATCCTCGCGGTGTTTTTCGGTTTTGCATTTCTGATCGGGTTTTATACCGGGCGGATGTCGTGATCTGGCCCTCTTCGGAGGGCTTTTTATTTTTAGTTTTTTATTTTTGTTAAACGTGGGGGATATATGCGCTATTTTTTTTATTCTTTTTCTTTGATTTTGTCTCTTTCGTTGTTTGTAAATGATTCATCTGCTGCAACTTTACTTGAGTCATGCCCTTATGGTTATCGCAATGTTTTATCTACAGGCGTTAACACGGGTACTGATAACTCAACCTCTGGGCCGA